TAAGCAATTAATGGATAGTGGTTACACTATGGAAGAAGCAAGTTCAGAATGTATGAACAGATACAGAATGGATAATAGATTTGCTTATGATGACGACCATGTAAAACATATTGTTTTACTTGCGGCCAAAGACTACATGGAAGCATGTGGCATGAAATCAGAAGGAATTGTTCAAGAAACAAATACAGAACTTAACGAATACTTGCTAAGAGAACTTGCTAAAGAAGTTGGCATGGAAGTAGAAGATGTAGCCAGTTTAGATGCTATTGAAGAAAAGTTAAACCTATTTGCAGAAGTAAGTGGTAAAAGCAAAGATGCAGTTGTTGGTTTCCTAAATGGTTTAGAAGAAGATGCAGTTGTCGGTGGTATTCAAATGTTTGGCAGAAAGATTGCTGAAAAGAAACTTAACGACAGTATTCAATATATGTATAAATTACAAAAAGACGGTAAGAGTGTTGGTGAGATTGCAAAAGAACTAGACATGGAACCAGAAGAAGTTAGAGATGCTATGAAGAAAACAGACGAGTCAGTAGAGGAAAGCCAAATGAATATGTTTGATGATATAATAGACGAAATGATTTCAGAAGAAGTAGAATCAGTAGATGAAGCAGAAGTTGTTATGGCTGTTAGAGCATTAGCAGACGATATTCAAGATCATGTAGAAAGACTAGGCAGAATGGTTAACGAAGATTTACCAGCAATAGCAGACTCTATGGTTAGCGAATTTGGATTAGAAAAAGCACAAGGCTTTAAAGAAAATGCAGAAGGTGTTTTATCAGGAGCATTAGAAAGTGCCAAACAGGCAAAAGAAGGAATGGACGGATTAGTAGGTAATATTACAGGAACTGGATCAATGGCAACAAGTGATTTAGAAAGTGATGAACCTATGGGTTTAGAAGAGCCAGGCGTTGATCCTTTAGCAGAACCAGATATGGACGTTAACGAACCAGCCGCGGCAGGACCTGAGGACGAGCCATTAGGCAGAGCACCAGTAGAGGTGTAACATGCTCATCAATGAGGTTATCCAAACAGTAAAAGAGAACTACTACGAAGATTTAATTGTAGCAATTCAAGACGAATTATCTAAAGGAGAAGTCCAAGATAAAGGCGAAATAGATACTGAAGAACTTCAAATGAGACTTTCAGAACTCAACTTTGATTTAGATATAGAAGACTTAATCCAAGCAGTCGAAGACAGTGGATTTGCAAGTAGCCAAGACAGTGATATCATAAAAGTCAAGGGTGAAATACCAGCAGACATGGACACAGATGTAGAAGACCCTAGTGATAGAGTAGGAGATCTTGCAGGCAATCAAGCAATGAAAGATATAAAGGCGGAGTTATAAAATGCCAGGAATTTTTGTTACGGCAACAGATGCCAGAACTAAAAGCAGAAATAATACTGTTATACACAGTGAAATAACATCGATCGAAAATGCCGTTTATGCCAATATAGACGCAGGCCTTTTGTATGCAAATGTAAACAATTCAACAATGACAAACAGCAACGTTTACTACAATGTAAAAAATGGCGTGACTACAGATGCTACTAAAAAAGATCAATTAGACTATGTTACAAAATACTTTAAAGACTTAGGCTATGGTATAAGTTGCGTATCAGATCCAAGTGCCAACACACATCTACAATGGAACATTTCCTGGTAGAGCATTTCAAAGAACTCTTTAATCAAGATAATAACTTTACTAATTTAAATTATAACCCACCTTATCAAAATCTTAAAGGTGTTTCTAAATTTGGATTAGACGAAACTCATTCTCCTGTAATTCATTCTCACTTTAAAGAAGATATAAAACAAAAAGAAATTCATCCTAGAATTATAAAACTTTTAAAATATAAGTCAGGCTCATATGCATCTATACATACTGATGACCCTACAGAACATGTTCCATTTACCTGGACATCAATAACATTAATCGATAAATCAGATAATCTTTTAGGTGGTGAAAATTTATTAGATGGTATTGCTCAAAGTTTTAATATAGGTGAAACAGTATGGTATCCTGCAGGCATGCCTCATGGTGTAACTAAATTACATCAAGGATATAGAAATGTTTTAGTTATATTATGGACTTCAATTTACTTGACAGAATAGCACCACTTCATATAAGTAATACTACATTCACAATATAAAATTTTTATGTTAAAAACAAAATACGACTACCCAAAATTAAAAAGAATACAAACAAAACAAGGCAGACAATACACAGATGGACAGGGCGATCCTGTGCCAAGTGTTACTACAGTTCTAGGTGATACCGGTGATAAAACAGCCTTAATTGCTTGGCGTAAACGTGTAGGAAACGCAGAAGCAACTCGTATAAGCACAGAGTCAGCAGGACTTGGAACTAAAGTGCATAATGCTTTGGAAAAATATATACTACAAGAAGACTACGAAATCAAAGGCAACAATCATATTAGTGTAATGGCAAAAAATATGGTAGATGAAATGATAGATAAAGGATTAGGCAAAGTAGATGAACTATATGGTGTTGAAGTAGGATTAATTGCACAAGGTTTGTATGCCGGAACAGCAGACGGAATAGGAATGCACGAAGGCGAAGAATGTATTATAGACTTTAAAACTGCTAAAAAAATTAAAAAACGTGAATGGATTGAAGATTATTTCATGCAAGGTTGTGCTTATGCATTAGCACATAATGAAATGTTTAAAAGTAATATCAAAAAAGTTGTTATTTTGATGGTAGACAGAGAGGGTAAATTTGCCGAATTTACTATCAAAGACGATGAATTCACTGAATACTGCAATAAGTGGTCGGATAGACTTACAGATTACTATTCTAAGTAATATGCGAAAGTGATAAATACATACTAACTAGGAGATAGATTAGTATGGCTACGAGCAACAACGCAGTAATTATTTCAAGGATCCAAAATAGACGTGGTCTAAAACAGGATCTGCCAAAACCTTTAAGATCAGGTGAGATAGGTTTTGCAACAGATACAAGACAAATTTACATAGGTGGGGATACCGACCTACTTGTCAACTCTGGTCTTAATAAAATTGCACAGTTTGAAAAGACGCCATCTGCTATCAACTACACAAGAAATATTGCAAACTTGCAAATTATAAAATTCCAAGTTCCAAGCAAGTTTTATGCAAAAGGAAATGTAACTTGGGATGGTGTAACAAAAACAACAGCATGGTTAGGCAGTGATGTATTTAAATCTAGTGCAACAGTATTTAAGAATTTAGATACAAATGCAAAGTTTACATCTAATGATTTAAATGTAACTAGAGACGGAGTTATCCTTGAAGGAGATGACGTAACAAGTTCTGTTTCAAGTGTTGCCGCAAGTAAAGATTATGCTTTTATACAAGGCGGAGAATCTGCAAGTGATTCACAAAATTTAGGTTTTAGATCAGCACCACTAACAACAGAAGAGATAGGTCTTACATATTACAGTAATACAACACTAATATCAGCATTATCAAAAACATCCCCAGATACAGACGTTGGTAACTATGTAACAGGTGTAACAAGTTTTTACAATGATGCTACTCTTTGGACTAATTTAACAAGTCAAGTTATTCCTTCATATAGAAAACTTAATGATAAGAATATTAGAGTAACTCCTTCTACAGGGATTGGTTACATTGGTTTAGAATTTGGTAAACATATTACACCATCAACAGATGTAAAATATGCACCAGGAACAATAGCATATACAAGTCCAACATTAGGAAAGTTTTTTGTTAGTAGAAATTCAGATATACAAACAACAGTTAGTAACGTAGCAATAGCATATACAGTAAGCGGAAGTAACATTGTAATTGCGGCAGATCCGTCAATTAAAAGTTATACAACTTCTGCACCAACCAATTATGTTTATACCTCAGGAGCAACTGCAGGTGCAACAACAGGCTGGTTAGGTGGAAAGGTCTTACAAGTAGTTGCTGTAAATGGAACAACAAACTTCACAGCCGCGATACCAAGCAACTCAGCAACATATACAAGAGTTGTTGAATCAACAGATACAGAGCATTCAGCAAGTAACATATCTTTTACAGCACAAGATGTTGGTTCAATAAGTGTTAATGATGGAATAACATTTTTATACAGCGGTAATAGTGCTGTTATAGATTCAGGCGTAGTTCATGCAGTTACATCTGCAAGTAGAAGTGTAACAGTAGATACATTAGCGGCAAGTAAAGGTAACCTTATTGCATTACAAGGTAGCAATGTAAGGTTTATTACTCATAGCACAAATAATACAAGTAAGCCTGTAGTTTATTCTGTTAATCATGGTTTTGATAACACTGAAACAGTAAACGTCTCAGGTAGCGGTGCTTTTGGTTCATCTATGACTGTAGCAAGTGCTAGTTCAAATGCATTTGTAGTAACAACATCAAGTCCTGTTACAACAGGCAATAGTAGTTTAACAGTTACACCAGTCTTAATAAATGGCACTATATCTATAACACCTGTAATAGGAGTAGATTTATCAAGCATAAATATTGCCCCATCAAACGGCGCAACACAAGTAGGAACAGTTGTAAATACTGTAAATGCTATTAACAAATGGCCTAAACTAAACAAAGTTCCTAATGCAGATAATCAACTATATCTAACACATTCTGAGTCATTCCAAAAGACACCACAATGGTATAACGGTTTTAGAATACATACAGACTCGGCCTTTACTGCTAACAAGTTAGGCTTAACAGTTGGTAACTATGATAAATCAGATGCTACAATTAAATCAAAATTAGAGAGTTGGTTATCAGGAGCATTGGCAGAAACTAAATTTAACTATTTTACAAGTGTTTCAGTAGGTGCTGGTAATACAGGTATTTTTGCTAATTCTGTTTCAAACTTTAATAGTTACAGTTTAACAATAGACGAAGATTTAAAAGAAGCAACTTTTGGTTCACGTGAAGAAGCAAGAGATTTTGCAACAATTTGTAACAACGTTTACTTTACAAGTCAACAGTCAGGACTAACAGGTTACAATAAAGGACTACTTAATTTAAAAACTAATATAGAACTTTTAACCAGAGACGCATTAGAGGCAGGTGAGGCAGTAACAGCATTTTCAAGTCCTGAATCTATTGCAATACCAAACGGAAATGGAAACAATATTTTAACAAATCTTGACCCAGATGCATACAATACGTTCTTTGTAGAATACAGTATGAAAGATACTAATTCTAATACATCTATTAATTATAGTCGTGTAGGTTCAGTAATGTTTGGTGCAGATAAAGATCAACAAGTAGCATATATAAACGATCAATATTCAGATAGCAAACAAACTATATCAGGAATTGGCAATGTGGATCTAGTTGTTTCATATGATGTAAGTTCAGATAAGTTTGACCTAAGAGCAAACAATAGTTTAAGTCCTTCTTCTTCCGTAACGATGAATTACATCGTTCGTAAGTGGAAATCGTAAGTTAGTTTTCCATGTTTGAAAAACATCACACTTCCCAAGATCGCCAAAGAATTTGGAGAGACTTTCGCAATCGCGACGACCTTACAATAGATACAATTATACAAGAATTTAGCCACGTAAAAGTATTAGACAGATACTTAGATTACTATACACCTCAGTCATGGCCAAACATTTTTACAATACTCTATGATGGGTATTTTTGTCAAACAGGTATCACATTATTAATGATTGCTACTTTAGATTTCAAAGGCTTCATAAAAGATGAAACACTTATATTGCCAGTGATAAGTAATAATGATATAGGCAACACAGGAATAGTGCTTGAACTGAATGATACCTTCCTTAATTTCTCACCCGGAGAAGTGACCCTCAAGGAACAAGCCTTAGAGCATGGCACATTGTTTCAGACCCATAAAGTGCCAAAAAAGTCAATTTATTCTTGACTTTTAAGTAGTTTTATATTACAATAATATTTAGGTAAATATATTTTTTATAATAAAGAAAGACCAACGGATTTTACACACATGCAAGTTAAAAAGAGAGACGGAAGATTAGAAGACTTAAACATAGACAAACTACACAAAGTCGTTATGTATGCCTGCGAGGACATCACAGGTGTTAGTGCAAGCCAAGTTGAAATAAACAGTCAAATACAATTCTTTGAAGAAATAGCAACAGAAGATATTCAAGAGACACTTATTAAAAGTGCCGCTGATCTTATATCTGAAGAAACCCCAAATTACCAATATGTAGCAGGTAGATTAATTAACTATCATTTGCGTAAGCAAGTGTATGAAACATTTACACCACCATGCTTATGCGACATCATTCAAGACAATATTGACAAAGGATTTTATGATCCTGAGTTTACGGAACTTTATACCAAAGCAGAGATAGATGAACTTAATGATTACATTAAACATGAAAGAGATGAAGTGCTAACCTATGCGGCAATGGAACAATTCCGTGGTAAGTATCTAGTGCAAAACAGAGCAACAGGTGAAATATTTGAAACACCACAAGTTGCTTACATGATGATATCAGCAACACTATTTGCAAAATATCCTGCAGATACTAGAATGAAGTATGTAAAAGATTATTATGATGCAATTAGTTTATTTAAATTAAGTTTACCAACTCCTATTATGGCTGGTGTTAGAACACCTCAAAGACAGTTTAGCAGTTGCGTATTAATTGAAACAGACGACAGTTTAGATAGCATAAATGCAACTTCAAGTGCTGTGGTAAAATATGTAAGTCAAAAGGCAGGCATAGGTATAGGCGCAGGTAGTATTAGAGCAGTAGGTTCTAAGATTAGGAGTGGAGATGCTACCCATACAGGAGTTATCCCATTCTATAAATTATTTCAGTCTGCTGTAAAAAGTTGTTCACAAGGTGGAGTTAGAGGCGGAGCGGCAACATTATACTATCCTATTTGGCACTTAGAAATTGAGGATATGTTAGTCTTAAAAAATAATAAAGGCACTGAAGACAATCGTGTAAGACACATGGACTATGGTGTGCAATTGAACAAACTTATGTATGAGCGACTTATTACAGGTGGTAACATTACATTGTTTAGTCCTCATGATGTTCCTGGATTATATGATGCTTTCTTTCAAGACCAAGACAAGTTTCAAGAGTTATATGAAAAAGCAGAACGTATGACCAGTATCAGAAAGAAAAGCATTCCTGCTATTGAATTGTTTAGTTCATTTATTCAAGAACGTAAGGATACAGGTAGAATATATTTAATGAATGTTGACCATGCTAATACACATGGAGCATTTATTGAAGAAGTAGCACCAATTAAACAAAGTAATCTATGTTGTGAAATTGACTTACCAACTAAGCCATTAAATGATATTAATGATCCTGAAGGTGAAATTTCTCTTTGCACATTATCAGCAATCAATTGGGGTGTTTTAAAAGACTTAGATGAAATGCAAAAAGTATGTAATTTGGCTGTTAGGGCACTAGATGAACTATTAGATTATCAAAGTTACCCAGTAATAGCGGCAGAACTTAGCACAATGAAAAGACGTCCACTAGGTGTTGGTATTATTAACTTTGCATATTGGTTAGCAAAAAATGATAGCAATTATCAAGAACCGAATTTAGAGTTAGTAGACGAATGGGCAGAAGCATGGAGTTATGGACTTATAAAAGCAAGTGCCGATTTGGCAGTTGAAAAAGGTGCAATATCAGGTAACATGGAAACAAAATACGGCCATGGTATTACTCCTAATCAAACATACAAAGTAGAAGTAAATGAACTTATTAAACACAAAGAACGTATGGATTGGAAAGGATTGCGTAAGCAATTAGCAGATACAGGAATAAGAAACTCCACTTTGATGGCTATTATGCCAGCAGAAACGTCTGCTCAGATAAGTAACAGCACGAACGGAATTGAGCCGCCACGTAGTTATGTAAGCATTAAGCAAAGTAAACATGGTGTGCTGAAGCAAGTAGTTCCTGGATATCCAAGATTAAAAAACAAATACGATCTATTGTGGGATCAAAAATCACCGGAAGGTTATTTAAAAATAATGGCAGTCCTGCAAAAATATATTGACCAAGGCATTTCGGTAAATACATCATACAATCCGGAACACTACGAAGACGAAAAAGTTCCTATGAGTATGCTTATCCAAGATGTATTAATGTTTTATAAGTATGGCGGTAAACAGTTATACTACAACAACACATTTGATGGACAAGGCGAAATAGATATTAATAAAAAAGAAGTAGAACAACCAATGTTCGTCACTACAGAAATTATAGATGACGAAGACTGTGAGAGTTGTAAAATTTGAAGAAAAAATTGAGTGTATTAGACGTAAAAAATAAATCCGATCATACTAAAGCAAACATGTTTCTTGACGAAAATGGTGGCTTAGGTATGCAAAGATTTGATGTGATCAAATATAAGCAGTTTGAAAAATTAACTGATAAACAGTTAGGATTCTTTTGGCGTCCAGAAGAAGTTGATATTCTAAAAGATGCAACTGACTTTAAAAATTTAACAGACTTTGAACAGCACATTTTTACTAGTAATTTAAAAAGACAAATATTACTAGATAGTGTCCAAGGACGTTCACCTAATCTTGCATTACTACCCATTGTTAGTTTACCTGAGTTAGAAGCCTGGATTGAGACATGGGCATTCTCAGAAACTATCCACAGTAGAAGTTATTCACACATTATTAGAAATGTATATTCTAATCCAAGTAAAGTGTTTGATGATATGTTAGAGATGGAAGAAATAGTAAATTGTGCAGATAGTATTACAGAAAAATACGATGAACTTATAGAATTTAATGAACTAAGAAATAAAGGTTATAAGTCTTATAACGAATACGAACATAAAAAAGCAATATGGTTATGCTTAATGAGTGTAAACATATTAGAAGGTGTTCGCTTTTATGTTTCATTTGCTTGTAGTTGGGCATTTGCAGAACTTAAAAAAATGGAAGGCAATGCTAAGATTATTAAACTAATTGCTAGAGATGAAAACGTCCATTTAGCCAGCACACAGCAAATGTTAAAATTACTTCCACTAGAAGATAAAGACTTTGCAAAAATAAAAGAAGAAACATATGAAGAAGTTACCCAAATGTATTTAGATGCAGTTGCACAAGAAAAAGAATGGGCAGACTATTTGTTTAAAGACGGAAGTATTATTGGACTTAATGCAGAACTACTCAAACAGTATGTAGAATTTATTGCAGGTAAAAGAATGCATGCCGTAGGACAAGAAAAAATATTTAACACAGGCACAAACCCTCTTCCTTGGACGCAACAATGGATTGCAGGTGGTAGTGTTCAAGTTGCACCACAAGAAACTGAAATTAGTTCTTACGTTATCGGCGGAACTAAACAAGACGTAGAAAAAGATACGTTTAAAGGTTTCAGTTTATAATATACAAAATTAATCCCCCACATAAATATTAGCATGTATAATTTACAAGACGATCTCGGAAAAGTAAAATCTGTTAAACTTACAAATGGTGTTGAAGTTATTGCAACATTACTGGCCGCTGAAGATGATTATATTAATTTAGGAGAGCCTAGAGTAGTTGTTATCAATGACGACGAACTTGCATTGATTCCTTATATTTTTACAGGATCATCTGAAGAAGTAGTTGTTAGATTTACAGAAGTTCAAGCAATAGTAGACACTCTAGAACAGAGTGCAAAAGATTACGAAAGCATCATAGAAGGCAAAGAAGATTAGTATAGATAAATACTAATATGCCAAGTATAGCAAGAGTTCAAACAGATAA